GTAGATGTTGTACAAGGTATAGATGTTGCCAGAGCGCGTTTTCCTACTCAAGGAAGCTGCGTCTCCGTACGGCAACGATCCGATGATATTCTTTGTTTCAGCGATCGGCCCGAACGCTTCCTCGCGAATATCTATCGCATTTGAGTCCCCTCCCGCCATGCCCACTAACACACGAAGTGCCGCGTCATCAAGGCGGTTACTAAATAAGTGTATTAGGGGGTAAGGCGTGAGGACTCCCACCTCAGCTCGCACTGACAACAAGGCAGTAGCGGATATGAACCCGCCCCTGACTACTCCGCGCCGCCACGAAACGTTTGGCGTCGGCAAGCTACCCTTGACATCCTGATTTAGCCCCTTGGAATAACTTGAGGCAACCAGCAATGTCAGAGCATCACTACCAACTAAACCAATCGCTTCACGTTCGACCGGTGCAGCGTGTGAAGACAAGTATGCAGCGGAAGCGTGAGATGACCACCCGGAATCGCGCGGCACATCACTCACAGTGACACTGTGGATGCGTGCAATATCGATTCGCGGGCCAGCATCATACACGGGGGCTCCCTCAAGAGCTGCAGTGCCAGCTAACAGTCGAGCTAACCTGCTTTTCTTGAGACCACGTGTATACCGAAGAGAACCTGCCAGGAGCCGTGGCAGGGCTTTACAACCAGAACGATTGATGAGAGTCCGAGTGCTTGCAACAGCAGAGACGATGGCGTCTTGCACACCCAACACAGCATCTGTGACCCAATTACCGCTTACGAGACCGCTTATGCCCCTGGTGAGATAGCCGTATGCACCATCACGCCCCATGGCTATACGGAGGAACTCAGCGCCTTCGTAACCGATGCTCTGCTTTTGTGGATTCATGCGACACCCGAAACGCGCGGTAGCGGACAGTACGCGTTCGCAGTCTGTTAAGGTGTTCGCACGAATATACACGTCGTCACCAGCGTGTAGAGAGAGCATGCTGTCATACACAGAACCGCCGAGCGAGGCACGAATATATGCGGCGTTGAGAACAGAGTTGATGTACGTAGTCCCTCGATGTCCTGACATCAACGTCCCCAGGACTCGATGTTCAGCGCCGTCGATGCACATGAACATTGAGTCGAAGCTTCTACTCAACACGTCTCGATACCATTCAGGTGCACCGACGACATCACAAGTGATCTCAAACACCGCTTGCATTGAGCGGGTCGCATGGTGCGAGTTAAAATCGTCGTAATCGAGCATCAAGTTCACGCCTCCACCTCGCTGTGCGTTTCTGATCCGGTGCGTGATCCCGATGTGCCCTCCCGTACCGGGGTCCAGGATCACACGATCGTTCCGCCAAGCCTTCTCGACACAACTGAGGATCCATGAGAACGCGAAGTATGAATTAGTATCACAGGCGAAGATGGCACGTTGTTTCCCGTTTTCGAGCTTGACCGACTGAGAGACACTCGTGACTCCGTTCCAGCTCGTGACAGGCTCGTTGATCAAGCTCTCAGCCGCCATGCGCCGGTACACACGAGTGTGCGTACTCTGATACGCGTCATGATCCAGTCCGAGTGTGTGGGACGACTTACGTGTTTGCGAACCGTTCACACACCACAACCACCTAGCAGACCACCAATCGTCAAGATCGTCTAAGGCAGCACCTCGACCAGCCAGCTCGTGTTCGATGACTGCACGGATGTGGTCGCGTATCGTGTGATGGTACGGTATCACTTTTTCAGCGACAGTCGTGCTGTCACATCTGTAGAGCGCTTCGGCACGGAGGTCAAGTCCTGTAACAGCGCGCCCTTGTAGTACGTCAGCCTCAACGAGCGCTGCGCCGATCCTTGATGCATTACCACCGAGTGCTTTAAGTGAGACGGAGACGTTCTTAGCTATAGATGGGTTAAGCACAAAGTATGTAGCTATATCCCAACCGAGGTCTCCCAGGGACGCGGACAGCGCGAAACCGTAGATGAGCAGGTTCACCATCTGATCCTCACTGATCTTGCCTGCTGTGAGAGCAACGATCCCGCTGAGTCGTCGGGCGTGGCCCATACCGAGTAGAGTGTTGCCAAGATCAACAAGAGAAATGTTGACTTTAGCAACAGCACCGGGATGCTGCTTGACTGGATAACACGCTTTGACGTCATCAGCATGCTTAAAAATACGCCCGATGTTCCCAATTACCCGTCGGCCGTTGACGGTCATATTTTCCAGTTTAGCGCTATAGACGTAACTGAATGGCAGGCCACTTGCACTACGGACGAGTGCGAGAATGTCCCCTTCACCAAGGTTAACTTGGAGTGGGAACGGTAATAGCAGTAATGAAACTGCAGCCGGTAGCAATCTATCAATAGACCGAAGATTATTCATGTGCCCTTGCAACCTGACTAGGTCAGCCACGAAACTTGAACACCCGTATCCACTCACATGTGGAGCGTGCCGATCAAGGAGTCTCAGTAGGTATGTACCTACGACTCCATACCCTTCGGCACGATCACGTGCAAGATTTATTGGCGTTGCGGCCCACTAGGCGGGGCAGCGCCGCTCGGCGGGGCTACCAGGCCTGGCGGTGCGATATCATCATCGCCTGCCAACCTGTCAACTATCTGATCACCTTCAGTAGGCGTCCTGGCCTGAGGTGGCCGTTGCGCTCCACCTCCCCCACCCGCTCCAGTCGCTTGTCTAAATAAGACTGGGGCCTTGAGTGGGGCGTGTTGGGAAACTGGGTCGACTGGCTCGCCCGTGCGGTGCCGCTCAGCTTCGTCAGCACCCCCCCCGCCAGAGACAGAACCGAGTGTGGTCCCGTTGACCCTCCCTTGCGATATGTCAGGGGCCGCGTCCCTTTGAGAAGGTATGTTGTGCCGCATGATGGGGGCAGACGTCAAGATTGGCATCTCACTGACATCGGCACGTCCAAAAGCAGCAACTCGTGCGCTCGCCGCACCTAATTCGCGCGCAGCGGTAGTTTTCGCGCGACGAGCATCGGACGCGACAAAGTTGCTCTTGCCACTTGGACGTCCGGTTGGCCTGCCTACTCTCAACGTGATGCTGCAGTCGACGAATTCGTGTGATGCGGGGACATGTTCGACGTGCGGTACGCACTCCTCGTCAAGGGTCACGTGCCGCACGTAAAGGCCAACAGTGCCTGTCAGGTTTATGAGCTCACCCGGGGCAGGGAAGGGTGACTGGCCGCGCTTCCAAAGGAAGTCAGAGATCGGCCTCCCTTCTTCGACCCGTTCAAGAACAGTTGGCGCGCTCCCACAGGCACCTGGGTGGATAACACCCGTTGGGTCGAGCTGACGGACTCGGACAGCACCCAGCCCATTGCGCTCGTTCTCGATCCAGTGGGCTAGGAACCATGACGTGCGTGCTGACCGCATCAAGACGTGATATCCGGCAGCTGCCGTATCGCCGGCACCGGACATACAAATATCCTCCCACGCGAGGCGGGTCTGAACACTGTTTGGCCCACCGAAGCTACTGAACCCCTCACTCTCAGAAACAGAACCCAGGAAGCCAGCCGGGATAAGGGACGTCGGTTCGATCCAAAACCACGGAGCAATCGATGCATGCTGGAGGTGTCTGGATTCAGGTGGGATGCGGACGCTCACTGTCGACATGAATATGGAGGCTACCCGGATGTCCCCGCGGGCACTAAACAGTGTGGCAAGGCCAGCAGTGTAATTGTCCGTGAAGCGAGACACGCCAGCAACCAGCTGGGCATGATTATGCCGCGCCATTGCAGGCGTACCCGCCACGTGTTTCCCGGGGCGGACTGTAGGTTCCCCGACTCCTAGTCCAGAATAAAAAGTAGGAAACCAACGCCCATTGAACCTCTCTCCAGGGTCGCAGTGTGCCACAAGTGCAGCTGTGGTAAGTGCAATCGCGTCCACAAAGGCAGCCACCTGAGTAGGTGAGTCCGAACTAAGCGCTGGCAAGCCGGCATACGTAGTTAATCCGTAGTGGATTCCACCGAATGGCGTTCCGAAGTTACCGGCACGCAAGAGCTCTCTAGTGATGGCGCCCTCGTCGGTGTGACCGACAACAGAAACAGTCCGGTGGATCCCGCGGGTCACAGCGAGTGCGAAGAGCGGCCCCTGACCGCTAGCTATCATGTTCGCACCGAGGATGCGTATACCGTCTACCAACGCACGTGGGAGCCCGTCGCCTTCAACCTGAGGGATGAGCGGCTGGCGTGTGACAGCGTCGATTTCAAGTACGTCAGTCGCAACAGAACCGCCTTCACCGGCGACGGCGTTGACCAAGACGGAAAAGACATCTCCTGTGATAGATGAGTTGACTAATCGCGGAATAAAGACTGTTGACGTGAGTGAATTGACAGGCCCGTCGTACGTGCCAAGAGCCTGGACGTTCAGAGGCTCACCCGCTCGCAGGTGGGTGGAAGTGACACCGGCGGTGGTTGAAGCGACAGCCAAGGCGCGCGCGAGCCGCTCAACAACCCCAGCCAAAGAGGAGAATTCAAAGGTTGCTGAAAAGTTTGAATACTTCTTAGCCAGACCTACAAAATCTTCAGCGAGGGCAGCCCCCGTATCATAAGAGGTATCAATACACATACCCCCCCGTGCCGGCAGGAGGGCCTCGGCGACAGTCTTGTATCGCCTACCCACTTCATATTGGATCACAGCATGCCGCGAGTCCGTGTTACCCCCCACCATAGTAGAGCTCGTGATATTAGTCGCATAACGACGGAAAGTCTCTGAGTCAGAGAGATAACCACCCCGTGGACTAGCCAGAGCTGAAGCGAGGAAAGCGTTGTGCAAGACGACAGGCTCATGGCTTGTAAGCGGCGAACCACCCACGGTCTTCGCCTCAGCCATGCGAGCCCAGACGGACTCATAATTCGCAGCACCCCCACGCACAATGTGGAGACGGGGACCGTCAGACGTACTAACGATCCAACTCCCGAAGATTGCGTCATCGATGAAATGCTGACGCGTTAGCTCACGATACGTATCTCTAACGGCTTCGACACGTGGGTTAGCGCCCAGGAGGTCTTCAGCCCAACTGTGATATTCATCTTTGAGGATAGCAAGGTAACAATACCCGTCCGTATCATAGGTATGGTAAAGGCGACCACCGTGTCTGTAGGTCCCCACCTTGTTTGTACGCGTCACAACACCATAACAAGGGTAAGATTGGACAGCGCCTGAAACACCATCGTAGTACGAACGGTAAGCCATCATGTAAGGCACAACTAATTCGGCAAATTCGCGTGTTTTATTGTTCTTGCTTAAAGTTTTGCTTTGTTTTTTTGTTTTACTTGTTTTATTTAACGATTCAGAACAACGTGGGTAGTAGGAAAACGAGATATGAAAGTGAATCCGTTGAGTCGATTGCTGAGAGGAAGCTTGAGGTTTGGAGTGAAAATAGAAGCAATCTCTGTCACTGCAGTATCTAGGGGATCAACGGAACCCTCCCCCCCATCAACTACAGAGCCGTTCGCCCCGGAACACCCGATAACGGGTTGCAGCGAGCTAGACCGTGTCAAGAGTCAGTCCAGAGATTGAGCAGGCTATAAAACCTGAGCCCTGACAAGGCGGAACGCGCAGACAAAGGAGTCTACGTTGCGGGGGTAAGTCAGGGTTTACA